TGATCTTTTCTCTATAATTGTCTATACGATCTTGTTGAGCTTGCATATCTTCTACGCTAATCTGATCATTTAACTGCACTAAGGTGTCTATCGCAATGTTTGGATTCGTATTAGCTAGTAGAGCAAATAGCTCGCCTATAGCATCAACTAGACCCTCTGCAATTACGTTGTTAGTATTTTCTAATACAACACCTCTGGAGATAAGCTCTTTAAGTTTTTCTTGTGTTAGGTTATTCATATCTTTACTTCCTTTTTAATGCATATACCATTGTAGATATGCGTTTATCTTCACATTTTGTCGTTACACAGTCTTTTTCATGCAATTCTTCAGCTAAAAGTCCTGCTAAGTGATATTTTAGCATATCTTCTGTCTCGCTGTCAAGGTGTTTCGTAGAAATAACTCTTTGTTCTGCGTATACTTCCACTAGATAGTCTTCTACCCACTTAGATAGAGCCATACGCCTTCTCATGCCGCCTGACCTAAACCCATCATCCTCGAGATCTAGAACCTCATAGAGAGCTTTTATTGCATCTGTCACATTTGAATCAATCTCTGCCATTTTCATTCTCAAAACCCTCGTCTGTCACCGTATATTTACTGTATATATATCTGTCACCAATTATTGACTAAAATGTATCGTCCATGATACTTAAATCAAATCCATTTAGTTCCATTCTTTTTTCCATATAAATTGAATCAGCCAGCATCTCAACTGTCCCTTCTATGATCTCATTGTAGTCATCCAGATTCTCAAAATTCTCTGGTGTTGGACAAAAAGCTGCATATCTTAAATCTAGTGTTGCTACTAACATATATCTCCTGTTTTTAAAAAACGCAGAGCACGGACTTCTACCGCCTATCTAGAATAGCCACCCTTGCCGATGAACTCTCCGTAAATCCATTATACCACAAATCTAGCTGAAGTCAAGAACTTTCTGGATGTTGTTTTGTCGGGGCGTTTTCGACTTCCAAAATTCACCTACAAATCGACAATCTGCCTTTTTGTAAGAAATACCCAAAAGTTGTCAACAAAATTCTCGCTCTCTAAATACCTACAATCAGGGACTTATCCAATTTTTATTTATTTAGTGTTTGACAAACCTATTGAAATCATATACTATTATATATAGGGGAGGCAACGACGACCATCCACAACAGTAATTCAATACCAGAACATATACCTATGTTACTCTTATCCAAGGCAAAGTATTGGTGAGTCCTCTAATCAAGCGTTAAGTTACATAAAATCTTTTAATCTCCCTTTATCATAACTATAAGCATTTAAGCCACTCTATTAAACGCCTCTATCCAAGATATAAAATAAAGGTGTTTATATATGTGTGGCATAATTAAATAAAGTTCTTTAGAACCACTATAAAGTATTACACTTTTAACAACTATAGTTATATAAACAACAAAAGGAATTGTTATGAAAGACTTTATGGATAAGAACTGGTCACATTTATTGCTAGGAGCATTCTTAGTAAAATCACACCTAATAGTAGGAATCAATGATCATATCGTAATACTAGGCTTAGCGGCTTTATCAGGGTACAAGATGTACTTGAATTCAGTATTCAGCAAGAAAGTAAGTGATCAGATATCACAAGCCAGAACTGAGCTAGAGATGCTTATACAAGAGCATGATGGTGTCAATGCTGAGAGAAGGCAAGAGATTCGTGGAATAATCGATTCTAATCACAGAGAAGTTGATGCTGCTGTTGCTAGAGTTGTAGCTGCTAATCAAGAAGAATTCAGTAAACTTAAGAATGATGTAGGTCAAGTTGGACTAGCACAAGGGATAGGAAATGACAAAAAAGGAAACCAAATCTTCTTCTAATAACGATTATCTAGTTGAAGAGGTAAAGCAGTTAAATGAGAAGTTAACTCAGGTACAAACTTATAATAATAGATTGCTAGAGATTATAAAAGATAACGAACTAGAAGATGAGCTTGACGAAATAGTAGAGTCTTCAGTTGAGGAGTCTATCTGTCTTAATGGGTTAAATCACCTATCTTCTTTATTTGAGAACGGAGTATTTTCGAAAGATGACGTACAAGCATTCGATATACTTCATAAGAATTACAGACTAATCAAAGGTTTTCTAGATGCGAATAAAAAGCCCAAGAAAGTCAAAAAAGAGAATGTTGGAGAGCTTATGAGTATAGTTAGAGACATCAAAGAGAGTAAAAAATGAGCGAAAAGGTTAGTAAGAAAAAAAGAGTAGATAGAGAAAAAGCTATTGAAAAATTATGGCACATGGGCGAGCTTTCATGGAAACTGAAAGGTAAGCAAATTAAAATCTATAACCATTTCAACGACAGTCCTGACGATATAACAACTTGCCTGATATCTAGACAATTTGGTAAATCATTTACTCTGTGTTTAATGGCAGTAGAGATGTGTCTAAGCAAGCCTAACGCAATTGTAAAATACGTATGTCCAACATCAAAAATGGTTATAAACGTGATGGTTCCTCGTGTTAGGGACGTTATAGCTGATTGTCCTGAAGAACTTAAACCTCACTGGTATCCCTCAGAAAAGAAATGGAAGTTTCCTAATGGTTCTGAGATACAAGTGGCGGGTACAGAGAATGGTTCCTATGACTCTATTAGAGGTGGATCATCAGACATGTGCGTTGCAGATGAGGCAGGTTTCATGACTGACCTAGAAACGGTTATTCTGAACGTATTAGCACCCACTACTGATACTACTGGAGGAAAGATATTCTTAGCCTCCACACCAAACGACAAAGATCCAAATCATATGTTTCACGATAAGTTCGTATACCCTAGTGAGGCATTAGGAAGACTTCTTAAAATGACTTACGAAGATTCTCCTTTAGTTGACGATGTTCAGAAAGCTAGAATCATTGCTAGATATCCGGGAGGAGTTAAGAACATTAGATTCAGATGTGAGTACTTATGTGAGATTCCAGATGTTACCGAAAGTACCGTAGTTCCTGAATTCAGAGATAATGAAAAAGATATAGTGCAAGAAGTAGATAGACCTGACTACTGCGATTTCTATACTTCACTAGATGTCGGATTCAAAGATTTAACAGCAGCACTATTTGGATACTGGGACTATAAACACGCAAGATTAGTTATAATGGACGAGTACGTAATTAACGGTCCTGATATGTTACTAAAGACTTTAGCAAAAGAAATCAAACATATGGAGAGTATATACTTTGTTGATTCTGTAGGACTTCAACATGAACCAACACTAAGAATTATGGATAATGATTTGATTATATGTAATGATTTATCTATATCTCACGGAATACCTTTCCGTCCTACAGCTAAACACAATAAAGAAGGTGCTGTAGATACTGTTAGAATGTGGGCAGATACTGGAAAGTTAACTATTCATCCAAGATGTAAGCATTTACTTTATCATTTGAAATATGCACAGTGGCATGTAAATAAGACAGGGAAGATTACAAATACATTCAAGCATTTAAAAGATGTTAGAAACGGCTCAGAGATTATCCAAGGAGGTCATGTTGATACTCTAGATGCTCTGATCTATATGGCTAGAAATGTTATTGATAATAACCCTTATCCAGATAATTATGGAAGTTTACAAGGAAACAATGTGTTTACATCACCTAACGGAAATAAGCCTGAGCAAACAAGACTACAGGGTATTATGGACGTTATAATGGGCAGAAAGGGTAAATAGAAGTATTACACCAAATTTTAACAACTATAGTACTATAAGAATAAATAAGATGCGTTTACATATAAAGGACAGAAATGGGCTACTATGATCATAAGAAGTATTTTGCTGCTGACGAAGATGCTGCAAGAACAGTCGAGTATTTACAACAGAAATCACAGGAATGGTTCCGAAATATTCAATATAACAGTTATTTAGATAAGATTAAGCATTCTTGGTCATCATACCATGGAGTTTACTTTGAAGATAGTCATAATATATCATTTGGCGGAGAACAGGGCGAATTAGTCAATTTAGCCGTAAATCACTACAGAAACATTGCAAAACATATACTAAATATGGTAACTGCTTCAAGACCTAGTTTCCAAGCTAGAGCTATAAACACAGACAGAAAGTCTTTGATACAAGCTAAACTAGCAAATGGACTTCTCGATTATTATATGAGAGAGAGGCGTTTAGAAAGGTACATTAAGAAAGCAGTAGAATATGCCATCGTCTTAGGATCTGGTTTTGTGAAAATGGAATGGAATAGCACTAAAGGTGAGATTTCAGATACAATAGACGTAGACGAAGAGTTAATAGACAGTTACGATGAGGATGAAAATCCTTTAGATATCGACGGTAATATCTTAAAGCCTACTCCTATATACCAAGGTGATGTGGAATTTTATACCCTATCTCCATTTGACGTTTGTTTCGATCCTACAAAGGAAACTCCAGAACAACAGAAGTGGGTTATTTGTAGAACCTTTATAAACAAATATGATTTAGCAGCTAAGTACCCTGAACAAGCAGAAGAGATCTTAGCGATACCATCAAAGGGCGATTCAAGAGAAGGTTCTATGGTTTCTATTACCCCTTTTGATCAAACAGAAGATGTTCCTGTTTATGAATTCTTTCATGAACCAACAGAATCAGTACCTGAAGGTAGATACATACTTTACCTAACATCTGACGTAGTTTTAATGGACGTTCCGTTGCCTTACCCTAGTATTCCTGTTTACAGAATAGCACCATCTGATATTCTTGGTACTCCTTATGGGTATACTGAGATGTGGGATTTACTACCATTACAAGATTCAATTAATAGCTTATACTCAACAATTATAACAAATCAAAATGCATTTGGCGTACAGAACGTACTTAGTCCTATAGGAAGTAATATTAAAGTAAATCAACTAGTTGGTGGATTGAACTTTATAGAATATAATCCTATGAATGTTCCGCGCGGAGGTAAGCCAGAAGCTCTTAACT